CAAGGTCGTAGAGAAGCACGTCGTATTGCTGATGTACTTCAGACTATGGGTTGGCGTCGACTAGTTACGTCACGCAAAGATCCTGTCACTGGTAAATCAAAGTCCGTACGTGTATGGCAACGACCTAAAGATGATCCACTCAGTGAAGATCATATTCTCAACGACTTCTAGTTAACTACAAATCTCACTACATAAGTAAATAGGTATTAATATGAAAGCATCTGATATCAAGATTGGTCTGCGTGTAAATGTTGCACCTAATGACCGCGTCGCTTTGGTTGTAGGACCACCCGAGTACTACACTCCTCGCGCAAAACTCGTGCGTATCAAATACGAAAACAGTACTCGCTATGAGTACAAACTTAGCCACCAGTTAGAAGCACTGCCTCTTACTGATCAGTACCCACACCACGGTGGCACACATGTAAAACCTGAAGGAGATTTCTAATGGCTGAAGCTCAACCCTCTAAAAAACGTGGAGGTCATGCTTATGGCAGACGTACTACACAGCTATCTAATACTGCTGAACAGGGTGAGCTATGCCTCTATACAGGACACTCGCTGGGTCGTTTCTCTACCCATTCAATGCGGTATGACAGTCACCAAGCATGTGTACGCTGCGTAGCTTCTGCACGTGAAGGCAGGATGTCATTTGACATCAGCCGACTGCTTAAGAAGTACCGCAAACGTGCGCTTAAGTTCTGGTCTCAAGTAGATATTGCAGCACCTGATGACTGCTGGAACTGGGAAGGCTGTATTAACAAACGTACCCAGCAACCACAGTTCTCTTGGCGTCGTCCTGGTCTTGCTTCATCTACACAGCATCACCCACAACGTGTTGCTATGTGGTTTACCTGGGGTGACTTGGGTTACACAGGTGTCAAGACTACCTGTGGTAACAAGTACTGCTGCAATCCCTTTCACCTCATCCCACAGAATGTAGGTGTGTTTGTTGATCACGATAGCTATCTTGAAAGTTTTGAGATGGCTTGTGAAATTCACACACTCAAGCAGCAGATTGCTGAATACAACGTAGAAGAAGCAATCAAAATGCAAGAGAAATTGGCTAATGAAGCCGAGCTCTCTGCACGTGAAGACCTGATGTTTAATCCTGACACAGGCTTTGGCGATCGCTTTGAAGCTGTGATGGTTGACCTCTTACAAGGTAGGCATCCTGCACAGATCAACACTAATCAAGAGGATTTACACCAAGGTCCAACAGATCACGGTGATTCTGATGAAAATCCCACAGAAGATTTTTAAATTACTTATTCTTATTAAAGAGTCGATACTGTTATGTCAAGACGTACTGATCTAATTAACCAACTTATTCAATCTGATAAGTTCGGTGAAGAAAAAACCAATGAACAAAAGTTCCTAGCTGCTACAGCAGAGTTAATCTTGACTGACTTTATTAACATTGCATCCAATGGCGTCATGGCTAAAGGTGCTGGCTCTCTCGTCATCAATTTGATTAACGACTCGACAGTTTATATGTCTGGGTTTGAAGTCGAACAAGACATCCGTGCTGCCGAAGCTAATGAAGATGAGGAAGTCATTGAGTTTCTACGCTCACTGATGGAAGAGATTGATGAGAATGATTACTCAAAAAACGTATTAATTACATTGATTAGTGATGCTGGAACAAGAACATTTGCTGTCGAAGCAGGAGGGAGCCAAGAAAGCCTCCGAGAGATCACGTCAGAACTTAGCTGACAAACTTAAACAGTCAGGTCTTAAACTTCCTCTCTACCCCACACCTCAATTAATTGAGCGTGCACGTGAGTTGATGGGTGGTATTGACTATGACCCTACCTCTGACCCTGTGCAGCAAGTTCTTGTTGATGCAACAGCTGTACCAGCTATCGAAACTAATCCATTGCAAGAGCACTGGCATGGGAATGTATGGGTAGCTCCTAAAGGTGCTGTCCGTAACTCTCGTGTCTGGTTGAACAAGACTATTAATGAATACCGTAATGGTTACATTAATAGCTTTGTCTTCTTTACCAGTGCATCTGAACTCTTACGTGCTGCTCCTGTTGTCTGGGATTATCCTATGTGTATTCCCTTCAGACGAATCAAACAGCTACGTGCTACTTCTAGTGGGTTTGAACCTGTATGCCCATCGACTTGGAACTTCCTTGTTTATGGCCCACCACTAGATGCAACGATGAATAGTATTGACAAAGTCAGTATGTTCCACAGCTGCTTCCGTGACATTGGTCGCATTATCTACAGTGAGTATGCAGGTGATGACTGGTCTAAAGATCTAGAGTATTTTGAAGATCATAAGGGGGATGTCTGATGAGTAAGCACATTGACCCCGCTGCTATGTACAACCTCCCCTCTGGTGTGAATGTACATCCCTGTAGACTTATCCATAAAGATGGGACATTGATGTGGAAGCACGCTTTGCTTTACAACAATGAAGTAAGTATTCCCAAGACTGAAGCACAAGAAGTACACATACAAAAAACTGCCCAGCGCCTAGAGGAACTGAACAGTTGGGTGTCACAAGACATGGAGCCTTGGAACTGTTTATCTGTATTCGCTTGGTATGTACCATCAGTTCCCGAACTGGCTGACGGCATTAGCGTTTATTTTAACCACAGTCAACTAGACAACTCTAAAGTATTTGATCTACTTCAGTCACACATACAAGAGCATGAAACTCTTGATCTAATTAACCAGCATATCTTCTTCAAACGCTGCTGATGTGGCGCCCTCAACGGGCGCTTTAACATCATAGCGAATTAATAAGCCGGTCTAAATACCAACGAGCCTTCTCTGCGTCTTGCTTTGAATTACTCTTAAGCCACAGACGCAAGAGATACTTAAGCACCTGTGCTTGTAGCATGCCGTGCTTTACAGATGGTGCATCTTGAATAGCTTCTTCGATAATATCGATTGCTTCTTGACTGCCTCGTGTGTAATGAGCAGGGCTATTGACTTCATCGGACTTCTTGTAATCACCAAAGTAGATTACATCATCTGATGCTGCACCTTTCAATGGATCACTCATGAATGGACTGTCAAGCTTGAAGTAATCTGCAGATGCATCCCACTCGGTATACTTTTTGTACTCATTTTTAAAATTGTCGTAGTCCATTTGTAGTCGCATATATCTGTTTCACTACCTAATATAGGAATGAAATAGTAATTCTGTGGATATGAATGCGCCTAAAGGAGATCCTACCTACATCAAAAACAAAGAGAAGTACTTCATCAATCTGGCAAGAGCAGTTGCAACTGCTTCAACGCACCCAGTCTCCCCAGGTGGCTGCATTCTCGTACGTGATCGAGAAGTTATTGGTGACGGTCGCAGCATACTTGCCTCTTGCAAAGTAGAAATTGACTGCCTTACTTACGCCATTGCTACATGCTCTAAACGAGGTACTCCTACCGCTGGTGCTGTCGTTTATACAACTCGTTATCCCTTCTCTGCTTCAGTCTTCCAGTGTTACCTGATGGGTATCAAGAAGATCTGTGTGCTCGCACATGAGTGGGAAGCTTATTACAAAGATGAATTCCGACGTGCTGCACGATTGGCACGTGAACTTTCTATTGCTATTGAACCTTTCTTTGATGACGATGACCCACGCTTCGCAACAAACACTTCAACGGACCGCAAGGTCGACACCGAACTCTACACAGACAACCAACTTGCACTTGATGAGTTCGATGCTAAAGACACAACTGAAATCCTCGATGACTAAAAATATTCTGTTTGACCTTGAGAGCACTGGACTGCTCCGCCAAGGCTCCACTATTCACTGCATTGTTATGCGTGACACTTCCAAGCCTGATGACACTGAAGTCTTTGACAGTCAGCCCGAACGCTCACTGCAGCAAGGTATCAAGCAGCTTGAGCTTGCTGACAATCTAATCGGACACAATATTATTAACTATGATATTCCGCTTATTAAAGAACAGTTTCCAGAGTTTGCACCCAGCGGACAGACTATTGATACGCTTGTCCTTAGTCGTTTGTATTATCCTCATATCTCTGATCGAGATTATGAACGTCGACCTGCCGGCATGCCGCAACGATTGTATGGACGGCATTCACTTGAAGCCTGGGGTTACCGGCTAAAGTGTTTTAAGGGTGACTTTGCAAAGAACGAAAGCAACGACTGGAGTACTTATACACCTGAAATGTTGGACTATTGCAAGCAAGATACGCTTGTCACACTGCGCCTATTTGACTTACTGCAACGGAGAATGAATGACTACGCCTAAAAAAACTGATCCACTTACTGTGGAAGAAATGAAGAAAGCAGGTGAGCACTTTGTTTCACTACTGCAAGTTGTAAGGGATCAATGTCCTGACGCAACCATTGAAGACGCTCTAAAGATTATGGAATCTGTTGCTAAATATGCACACGCTGAACGAGCGAAGGAGCGCGAAGAAAAAGCTAAAGAGAAATTTGGATTTAATAAGGAGGAGGAATGAATATTCCAGACTATGTAACACTTGAAATGCAACTAGCAGAGCTGATGGCACAGCAAGAAGCTAGTGGCTTTCGCTTTGATACTGATGCAGCTGTGCGTGTACGTGCAGAGCTGCAGGAAGAGTTTGACGATATCACACAGAAGATTCTCTCTATCTATCTGTATGTTCCTGGCAAAGTCTTTACTCCCAAGCGAGCAGACAAGAAGAAAGGTTATGTAGCTGGTGCTCCTATGACCAAGCTGACCGAGTTCAATCCAACATCACGTCAGCACATTGCATGGGCACTGCAGACATTCCGTGGTGCTCGTTTCACTAAAGTCACTGACACTGGTAAGCCCAAGGTCGACGAAGCAACGATCTCTGAAATCCGTGACACTGCTTTGTCTACTGGCAATCAGCAACTGCACGATGAGTGT